CAACAAACACTTCCCCCTAAAAAAACAAAGTCCAGAAATAAATATCTCCGTGAAGTAAAAACATGGGGCATTAATCAAGCCAAATGGGAAGCTGCAAAACTTATATGTGAGAGACATGGTTGGATGTGGCGTATCTGGACAGAGCGGGAGATTAAACCACATAAATATTCTAAGGGACACAAATAAATGGCAGATAAAATAGCAACAGATTTTATATCCGACATGAAAGCAACGGGTCGGAATGCCATTTCTTGGTTTAAGAAAATTGTAGCAAAAACTCAAAGAGCTGTTGCACCTGCAAAATATGGTAGAAAAGATATAATAAATAATAGAAATATAGGTATAGACACTAGGCCAATTATTGGTAGGATGTATCTATTTCAATATGATGCCAAATGGAAAGATAAATTGCCGTGGTGGGATATGTGGCCACTTATATTTCCATTTGATTATGCCAAAGGTGGATTTTATGGAATCAATGTCCATTATTTACCCCCAAATGACCGTGCCGATCTCATGATTCGATTGATCAAAGCTCATGGTTCTAGTGGTAAAATGGATGAGAGATTTAAAATGAGGTTATCATATAGTATAATAACCAAATTTAAACCAGCAATTCCTTGTATAAAACGATATCTGTTTAGTCAGGTGCAAGGAAAGGGATTTTATGGTATCGGTGGACAGGATTGGAGTTATGCAGCTGCACTACCTCTACAAAAATTCCAAAAAGCAACAACCAGAAAAGTCTGGCATCACAGTAAACAAATGTATTAAGGTACAATGGCAATTTTCAGAAAAGGTGTAAAAGTAGGTCCGTTTGATATTCCATTGGGAATTACTAAAGGAAGAGCTAAGGGTATTACTGACAAATTAGGTATTACCGAAGCACCAAAGAGGGCAATACGTCCTGAAGGTGAAATTGACGCTATCCGGGCTATGGTAGGGAAAGCTGAAGGGTTTATGATGCCCGTCAATTTCAAGATTACTTTTCAAGTTCCAAGAGGTATTGAACAGCCAAAATATGACGCTACCACACAGATTACCACAGGTGGTGCGAATTCAGGTCTTCACGTTGCCGGAGGTACGTTAGATTGGAAAACTCATATAATGCAGGGGTCTACGGCGGGGAAAATAAGGGCGTCTTTTTTAGAACAAACACAAGTTTCAGCCACAACATATACTCCATTTAAAACCACTCAAAAAGGTAGTGTTATTGGTGGACTGATGGGAAATGCAGATAGCTCAAAGTCTACTACCGAAGGTGGAGATGGTGGGGGTGAGAGAAAAGTTAGAAAATTAGATTTGTTCTGTAGTAAAGTTACAATACCAGAAAAAACATACAATGTAGGACTTTATCGAACATACGGAGCACCATATCCATATCCTCAAAGTGTTCAATTTGGGACTATGACTACTACATTTTATTGTGATGGTGCAATGGGTATCAAGAAATTCTTTGACCAATGGCAAAAATTGATCTGGAATGATATGACGGGAAATTTTAACTACTATGATGAATATGTTTCTGAGTTTGATATCTTTACTCGTTCTTCTGTAGTGGCAAAACATAAGGCAGGAGGTGTGGAGGGGATGGGGACCGGGACACCACCCAAAAAGTTTCCTGACAATGTATCAGGTATGATTAAAGATGCTACCGCAAAGTTTGATGAACTTACTGGATCTACTCCTGCATCGCCAGATCCAAGAAACAAACCCGCTCCAAAAACTGTATTTGCAAACACTTATGGAGTAAAAGTATTACAGTGTTGGCCCCAAACTGTGGGGTCAATTAGTCTTGCTCATGATGCAACGGACCAAATTGGAACATTCGATGTAACATGGGCATATACCAAATGGAATCCATTCAAAATGGGTGACATAGGTAATCGTAGTGCAGTATCTCTTTCAGTTGGAGAATTCCGAAATGAAAAAGACGGATTCCCATTCTTGGAAGATTTACCCCCAGAATTATCTGGACCGCTAACAGGTGCATTGGGACAAGCAGTAACCACAGGGCCATTGAGCAATCTGTCAAATCTGCTTGGATAATTTAACATTTAACATTTAACGTGAGTATATAATGTCATTACCGCAAATAAACGCGCCGAAGTATAGGCTAAACATTCCTTCAACTGATGAAGAAATAGAATACAGACCGTTCCTTGTAAAAGAGGAAAAAATATTATTGATTGCACAAGAGACTGGAGATGAAAAATCCATCTACAGTGCAATCAGAACCTTAATTAAAAATTGTGTCTATCAAGACATACATGAAGACCGATTACCTCTGTTCGATGTAGAATATATTTTTCTACAGATCAGAGCTAAGTCGGTTGGTGAGATTGCAAAATTAGAAGTTACCTGTCCAGATGATGAAGAGACTAAGGTACAAATTGAAGTTGACTTATCTAAAGTTGTTGTACAGATGGATGATGATCATGATGCTAGAATCCAATTGACAGATGATATTGGAATTCTTATGTCATATCCTCAATTGGATACTGTTCAAAAATTGTCGAAATCTAAGAGTGGTGAAGTTGATACCATGTTTGATATGATATGTGCTTGTATGTATCAAATTTGGCAAGGTGAAGAAACCTTTGATTGCTCGGACTATAAACAATCAGAGAGGAAAACCTTTTTGGAAAGTTTGACTCATGACCAATTTTTAAAAATTCAAACCTTTTTTGAAACCATGCCGCAATTGAAACAAGAGGTAGATATTACTAATCCAAAAACTGGTGTAGAATCCACATTAACATTAGCTGGGATGCATTCTTTTTTTTAGTAGCCCTCTCACACATAAATTTAGCGAACCATTTTGATTATATTTTTGGGATGGTTCAACATCATAAGTGGAGTTTAACTGAAGTTGAAAATATGATTCCGTGGGAGAGGGATATTTATCTTGATAAATTAAATAATTGGGTTCAAGAAGAAAACGACAGAAATAAAGAACAACAAAGAAAATCAAGACAAAATGGCTGAACAACCCCTAGCGACAGATCAATCTGCTCAATCTAGTATTTCTGAATTAAAAAAAATAAGTGCGGTTTTAAGCGCTGATCAAAAAGTTTCTGAAAAACTAGCTAGTGACACTAAAGATACTAAAACAGGTACTGAGAAAATAGCTACCTCAGCTACAACTTTTACTAAAATTCTTGGTGATATGAAGGGGCTGCAAGAAACCGCTATGGCTCTTGCAGAACGAGCTAGGAAAGCTGCATTAAGAATGGCGAGTAAAATAGATCCTTCAAAATATATGAAGGCTATGGCAGATAAAACTAAAAAGTTTGCTGGAGATCTGTTGAGTCTTCTTTTGAAGGGTGGTATTCTTATGGGTCTTGCCCTCTTGTTGAAATGGTTAGCTTCACAAGATTGGGAAAAATGGTGGAATGAATGGGGTCCAAAAATAAAGAAAAAATGGGCGGAATTCAAAACAATGTTCACTACTTTTTATACTGATTACAAAGAAATTATTGATGCTATTAGTGTCATAGCTGCGGAGGCTGCACTATGGAAAGCTGCCGCATGGTTAAAAAAAGTTACGTCACCTATAACTCTATTAATGGGATTTCTATTAAAGATATTTGCTGTTACTACTGGTAGTATTGCATTATTATTAGTAGAAGTTACTGCATGGGTAGGGAAAAAATTATTTCATTTAACTGAAGGAACTTTATCAAAACTTTGGAAAGAAATTAAACTAATATTTGGAGGTGCGGGTCATATATTTAAATTGATAGCAACTGTAACAGGGTGGCTAACTGCTGGATTATTTGATATAACTAAAGGAGTACTTTCACAACTTTGGCGCGAAATTAAACTAATATTTGGAGGGGCTGGACATATATTTAAGTTGATAGCAACTGTAACTGGATGGCTAACTGCTGGATTATTTGATGTAGGTAAGGGGGTGCTTACACAACTTTGGAAAGAAATTAAACTAATATTTGGAGCCGCTGGACATATCTTCAATTTATTAACTAAGGTGACTGATTGGGCAAAAAACACAATGTTTGGTGAAGGCGGCCCTATGCAAAAAGTATGGAAATTACTTACAGATATATTTGGAGATAAAGAAACGGGACTAATTAAAAAATTGGTAACTTTTTTTGGTAAGATTGAAGATATAAAAATGTTCGGGGCAGATGGTGCTTTTCAAAAGATATGGACAGCTATTAAGGGGTTCTTTGGTATAGGTGGTAAAATAGCAACTTCAAATATATTTAAGTCAGCTGAAGAAATGGTAGATCTTAAACAAATAGGTCTTCATAAAGCCGGTGCCTTTCAAACAATGTGGACTGCTATTAAAGCATTCTTTGGGCCAGATGGTAAAATTGATAAGATGCTCAAAGTCTTAAAACTAACCCCGCTTCCTACTTGGTTTGATGAAGGAGGACATTTCAGAAAAGCATGGACATTTATCAAAAGTATATTTGGGGTAGACGGTAAACTTGCTAAGATGGTCTCAGCCGTAGTAGTAACCCCACTTCCTGATTGGTTTGACGAGACAGGAGAGTTTAGAAAATTATGGAAATTTATCAAAGGAGTTTTTGGACCAGCTGGTGCAATCAAACACGCATGGGATGTTGTCTCTGGAGCAGCTGATTGGTTCAATGACCGTCATGATCTCATGCTATTGTTTAAATGGATGAAAGGACTCTTTAGTGCAGAAGGCACAATTGGAAAGTTCTTCAAGGCGGTGGGTCCAGCGGTCGATGATGCAACGGGCACGAAGCCAACGAGTTGGTTTGGTAAAGATAGTAAAATACAAAAAGTATTTACATGGCTTAAATCTTTATTTGGAAAAGAGAGTGCTATTGGCAAATTTGTAACTACGTTGAGTGGCTGGGGAAAAACATTTAAGGAATGGTTTCCAGACAAAGTTAAAACAGGTGGGACAAAATCAGCAACAGGAATAATGGGCTTCTTTAATTTTATAGGAGATGTTGTAGGAAGCATTGGAAAATTTACTAAAGGTATATTTCAGAACAAAGCTGTTGCACTTATACTGAAATTCTTTGGATTTGTGGGAGGAAAGGCGTTGGGACTTATGGGTACATTGGGAAAATTCTTTGCACCTATTGGATGGATTATGGCCATCTTTGAAGGACTGATGGGATTTTGGGAAGGGTTCAAAAGTAAAGGAGAGGATGATACCAGAACCATGAGTGAAAAAATAAATGATGGGTTGAAGGGGGCTATGAAAGCACTAGTTGATTTCTTTGTGATTGATATGATTATGATGGTTGAAGATATGATCAATTGGGCTATTAGAAAGATTAATAGTTGGATTGGGGATAAAGTCGGTCTGCAATGGTTGAAGGTGGAAGAGGTAAATTTCGCAGGGCCAATACAAGAATCACTGCATAATATAATAGATAGCCTACTGCCTAAAGGTGATCGTGATATGAAAGTGGGAGGTGAAGCCTGGACTAAGGTAGCTGGAGTCGCTGCCATGAAAAATTTGAAAGATTTAGGTATGGGTAGTTATAGTAAAGATCAAGGTGATTTTATGTTTAAAGGTGAAAAATTTAAAAAAATGTTGGAAACGATGACCATCACGGAGATGGCCAGAATGGCAAAAAAACTAGAACTGACAGCAAAGGGCCCGGGAATACAAGGAGTTGATGGGGGTAATTGGAATACTATAATGAGGGAAGAATGGGAAAGGAGAGCGGATCTTGGAACGTGGGATACAAAACAAAGGGAAGAGTATGTGGCAGCAAGAGCCCTTGTGCAGAATAATACAAATATTTATGGGGGGGATAATGCGTTACTCATGAAAATAGACCCAAGACCATCGCCAGCGATTCTTGCGATAAAAGACCTCGGAGTCCGGGGAACCTTTTAACTAAATGAAATTTTGTTCCCCCCATTTCTGGGAGGAACATTAACGATTAGGCAGTAGCCAAATTCTCAAAGTACTTCATCGTATCTGATGGAGTACTCTTCACGTTTGGTGTACCACCGTCAAATGGAGGTTTTGAATTATCTTCCTGTGACCCAAAGGAATCCTCTACGTCCTGAGCAACCTGCTCAGCAGTTCGATTATCCCGTGCTGCACCAAGTACACGTTCCATTTTCTCCTTCAACTCATCATAAGTCTTGAAGTTGGAATTCTCGTGGAACTGTTTCAATCCATGCTCTGAATTGTAAACCGTTTCCAACGTGGACTCATCATCCATAAGTTGAGTTGGGGCATCAAACTCAGACTTATCGTAATTCCAGAAACCATCAACCTTACGAATCTTCAACTTGAAGTTCGCACCCTTCCAAAGATCGAATGGATTGATTGCATTCTCATCTTGAAACTGAGGTTGCATGGCTTCCATAACCTTATCGAAGATTTTCTTCCCAAACTTATACAGGAAAACTTTCCCTTCATGTTCAGGATGTTTTGGATCTGACACCACATAAATGTTAGTGTAGTAAGACAGTTTCCGTTTCTGTCTGCGGGCAATCTCCTTGTCCGATTCTGTACCGGAATTCCAGAGTCGGCGATTTGTTTCACCTACTGGATCGGGCTTGTTAATGGTTGTGAGAGAATTCTCAATATACCATCCACCTGGCCCTTGGAAGGAGTGAGAGAACATCCTTACCCAAGGAATTTCTTCCTCATCTGGTGCAGGAAGAAACCTGATAACGGCATAGCCATTACCTGATTTATCCAATTCTGGTTTCCAGAACCGATCATCATCAAAGGATTTGGTATCGGGAGTGCTCTGCTTCTCGTATTCGTCCAGCAGAGTATTAAGGTTGGACTGTTTTTTAAGTGCGCTAAAAGACATAGTATCTCCTATATTAGTTGTTAGTATTAGCGTATTAACGTATTGAGACTATTTATTAGTCCCTAAAACCCTCACCTTTCATTAGGTGATAGAGTCTGTGAGTGAACACCACCCACATTAATTTAATCAAAGAATCCTCGGCATAATTACCGACACCCCTGATTAAAAATTTGTATTTTGTTTCCATAAAGCTTTCCAACATACAGGAAATACTCGACTGCATTCATAGGCAATCTTGTCTGCAATTTCCCGTGTTTCATATTGTGCATCTGATGCACATCTAAGTTTACATACCCTAGCGAATGCGTAGAGAGTTCCAGACCAGTACCATTCAGTCATCATACTTTGAGGTAGTATCATTCGTGCTTGTTCTGGTGCAACTCCTAACAATATCATATTATTATATAAGACAACGGCACTCTCTTCCAGTTGTCTCTGGGCTGAAGTAACTGTAGTCTCATCATCTAACCATTCTACAGTATAGTTACCCGAACCTTGCTTCTTATCCTTAGCCCGTGATCTCCAGTTTTTAACTTCAAAAAATGTGGGTTCATAATCCACATATCGTCTGCTGATTTCGTTCCAAACGAGTCCTACCTGATGTTTGACAAGTTGTCTTGCAACAAATATAGGGGCCGTAATATGAAATTGTAGAGAGGCATGAGCAAACGGTGACCAGTGATTATGGTCTGCAAGATACTGAATCAGTTTTTCATCACCTTTATTCATTACCTCTGCCTTCTTACCAAAGGAGACTCTGGCCGCATTAACTACGGACAGATCACTCCCCATTTGGTCTATCAGAGAAATCTCTGATACTGCCATTACCTGCCTCTTTTGAGAGAGGTAAAGACTTGCAACTTTCGCTGCAACAAAGCATTGTCATATTCCAGACGCCTTACATCCTTCTGAAGATTCCCCATCTTACTTCTAAGATGAGATACCTCACGGATCAAGTCTTCTGTATTAGACTTTCGACTCTGTTTTTTAGAATCACTTTGCATTTATCCTCATTAAATTTAATAAATGGTTGACATTTGCGTAGCATATTACGAAGGCGTGGCCAAATCCACTCATCGTCTACTACACGTTCTACATAAGAAATCCAACCCAAAAAATGGTTTAATATAATAGCTGACGCAATACCCATTTTTTTCTGTTGAATCAACTTCACTATTGGTGGATGTTTACTTCTCGATTCTGTTATAAACATTATACCAAAACTATCGTAAATGTCAAGACATTTCTTGATATCTTGGTCAAATATTCTTGTAATTGATTGTTGATTTTTCTTCCAATTATTATAATTCTGTAGGGCCTCATCACCTGTTAACCATTTAGGATTAGCAGCAGGCATCTCAGAAAAATTAGAAACAAGAAAAGGCTCAAGTTCTCCGTTATACTTTTTCCCCATTTTGTGAAAAAAGTACCTATCACTCCTTTGCATAAATGAATCTTTGGAACAATTGACTGCACCATTGTAACGAATATAATCATAGGATTCGTGATTAAAATGCAATCGTAGTCCTAGATACATTTTATATGCATCATAGGCTTCAGTCATACAGTAGGTGTACTATACAGGTAGTGTACTAGATTTGGGCAAAAAATGAAGCAATTCAGCTTCTACTTGAATTTTTTGCTTGAGGGATTTGTTCACCAATCTGCCGATAGATTCTGGTTCAACATTGTTTTCCTTACAATATTCCAGACAGGCATCCATATATGTAACTTTTTTATTCAGTACCATCTCTTCAATCATGGTACTGAATTTGGTAGGCGTGAAAAATGATAATTCCATAATATTAAAATAAAAGGTTAGTGTTAATTATTAAGCGGTTTCTTCAATAACTGTTACCCATTGTGTACCATATTTCTTATAGTAATACATATTAGTTTCAATTTTTTCTTGCATTTTAAATAAGAATTTCTTACCCCTATGGGAGCCCTTTAACAGTTTTGAAAAGAAGTCATCAAACATATTTTTTATAGGCACCTCTACTGATATGTTTTTACCATTAATTTCAAATGTGTTCAATTCTTTACCAATTCCTGCATTTTTATTTGTTCCTATCATTGCAAAAATATTCTTGTCCTTTATAATCACCGAATGCTGATCATATTTTTTACCCAACTCAATCATTTCTTTCTTAGAAATGTTAGGAATGAATAACGATTTTTCATTTACAAAACCGTCTTCTTCTTGATATCCACCCTTCATTTCAATAAATCCATAGCCCTTTTCTCTAACTATTTCTTTGAGTTCATTATACCGTTCAAGATTTTCTTTATCGGAAAATTCCTTTCTAAATGGTGACATCACACCAAAATTTGCTGTTTTCTCTATATGAGTCATAATTCTAGAAAGACTCGATTCGCTAAGGAAAGATCTAAATGATTTCATATTATTTTTATTTGAAAAGTAATGGGGGGGTCTTCTGTTCCCAAGTGACCCCCCGAACTCGGCATCCTAGGCAGCTATTGCGTAAGATGCAGATGAATAATCGCTATTATTTGCGGTTAGTTTAATAAGTCTCCTCAATTCCTTCCCTCCTAATCGAACTCTATTGCGCCCCCATCAATAAGACTCTACTCGTTCTTTTTCTATCTGTTTGAGTATACTAAAAGGTTGCCTATCTTTTGCATTACCCATCCAACGAATCTGAGTGCATATAGTACATCTTGGATTGCGTTTCCGCCATCCAATTCTACCACGTTTCCCGACTCGTTTTTTCTTCATAAAGTCTTCTTGGTGGAGGCGGCCGGAATTGCACCGGCGTCTTAAAAGTTATATAAATTGAATCATCAACTTACCTATATTTATTATATAACAGTTTTAATCAAAAGTCAAG